AAAAATCATGTGAACCATATTTGAATTTACCTGTTTTATAACAAAAGCACTCCATATCACCTCTCCAAAGAATCTCAGCTTGTAACTTATACTTCTCTCTAAACCATCTAAATGCTTGTTGGTATAGTGGTACAGTACAATAAGCGCCATGCATTCCTAATTTGTTGCAATTGGAGTTCATTTTACCTTCTTCCCCAATATGGTTGCCTTGTCCATTGTAATACCCAAAACAAGGTTCATCAAATCCAAGTTCTTTTAAAGCTAATGCGATTTCATAAGGAACAAAAAGACTTTCCATTCCTTGTTTTTTTACTTCTTCCATTTATAATTTATTTTCTATTGTTCCTGAATGTTCATATGATTCTATATCATAAACACGTATATTATTTGAAATTGAATATTCTAAGGTATCAAGATCAACATGTATTTCTCCATAACCTCCATCATTATTACACCAATCTTCAATATTTTCTAATAAATTAGAATAACAGTAATCGCTAATAGCTTCTCTATCAATATTGTCCATTTCAATTATATATTCTTCATTACCTCCAGCATCTTCAGTTAGTATTTCGTCTATATCACCACTATCTCCACTACCAGAGTATCTGATTATTAATTTAATATAACCCGCGTCTTTTAATTTAGTTAGTTCTGAAATCATTTTTTTTTTGTTTATAAAATTTACCTAAAATATTAGAATTCAAGAAGTTATCTTTTTCGAGTACTTCATGTATAAATTGATATTTAGTTTCCATATACGATAATTCTAATTTAGAATAACAAATACATAGTATTTCTCTTTTAATTTTTACATCATCGTTATGAGCTTTTTTTAATACCTCGTTACTACTATAGTAGTTTTCATATGCTAGTTTCTTTACCCGTTTATAGGTCTTTTTACGTTTATCAGTAGGTAAATCTTTTTTAGCTAATTTAGATTTTCTATCGGAATAAAAGTTCTTTTTACCGATATATAACATAGAAGCACCATCTATTACAGCGCTCATAATATATACAAATCCAACACTATTTTCAGGTATCATTTCTGAAGTAAAGACAATTCCTTTATAAATCCAACTCATAGGTATTGATTTAAAATTTGTTTTACTTGGTCAACTCCATAATCTTTAATAGAATCTGATAGATCTTTAGATAACGGAATTGATATAAATTCTATATTATATTTTTCCTTATACTTTAAAGCCTGTGTTTCACCGGTTTTATCATTATCATATAAAACATATACTTTTGGATACTTATCTAATATCTTTTTAACAAGATCTTCTTTAAGCATAACCGTCTCACTATTAGGAGCTAAAAAGTCTACGTCATACCCTAAGGATACTAGACTTAACCCATCTTTTATTGACGATACTATTACTAAAGTTGATTTATCCCAGGTTAATTGATCAAAACCTTGAACATATTGTTTATAGATATTAAATTTCTTATCAGTTTGTAAAGGAGAATATGTCTTATACAATGTACCGTCTTTCTTAGTATAAGCGTACATCATACCTTTCCTTAGTCTGAAATTTTTATAACCATTATCAAATAAGATATATTCTAATGGATATATGTTATATTTCTCTAGTAAAGATTGACTAATATTATAGGATTGCCAATATGTAATATCAGCAAAAGAATATGGTCTTACCTTATACTCTTTTATCTGATACTTAGGTGTCATATTAGGTTGAAGTTTTTTAGGTACGTTTCCCGTATCTATAAACATTTTATAATCATTAACAATAGTTTCTTTAGCTTCATAATAAGTTACATCCTTTTTATTTAAAAGCTTACTAATCATGATATAAAAGTCAATGATATTACCACCTTTACCTATTGAAAAATCGTGAAATAATAATCGGTCATCCTTATAATAAAAAACTAATGAAGGCTTAGTATCTTTAGGATTGAATATTGATAATACCGAATGATTTTTTATATTATCGGGTATTTCAACACCGGCGTAATAAAAATATACCCAATGATCTGGTATATCTTTACAACTAAGTACTAAACTTGTCTTTATCATAATTAATATAGTTAAAAAAAGGAGTCCTACTTGATTCAGACTCCTTTGATTAATTGCCGGATTTTAAATTAAAGATCAATATCAAAATCAGATCCTGAATCAGAATCAGAATTATCATTTGTTTCTTGACTTGGTAGCTTTATAGCATGAACATCAGAATCAAACTCTACAACTTTAGATAAATCACCATCAGCTGAAGAATATGGATAACGTCCATCTATTCCATACGGAAAAGATAAATCCCATTCTAAATAGTTACTATCTCTTTTTTTATACTGTGTACCTTGAATACATACATATAGCCATTTATCTTCATAGGGAGCATCATCATTAAACGCTTTAACAAAATCTTCAACGGTTTCATATTTACCATCTACAGATTTCCACCAATCCATACAACCTAGACTTAAACACATACCCTTTATACTAGCTAGTACAGAACTAACTGTATCTCGAGGTTTACCGTTTTTAGTTCTACCGGTATAGAATGGAAAAGAATTAGCCTTTACCCAAGACACTCTACCCTCGTGATCACCTTTACTGGGATCATCCTTATCTATTTGAAATCCTTGAAAATCACCTCCTACAGGTTCACTTTCAAGAACATAAATAAGATTAACAGCATTTTCATATCCTCTAATGTTTACAGGATTATACTTTACGCTTACAATCTTAACTTTGTGATTACCTGGTTCTAACTTTTTATTCCATGTACCACCTTCGCTCTTTGCTGATTTTGTTGTTCTAATCATACCTTTTTATTTAAATGTTAACATATACTCTATCCCAATGAGTAATAAAATTACCCGATCCATCATCTTCTGATAATACTATTTCAGCGTTTTCTAAATGTTTAGGTCTAGCGCCACAAGCAATTTTATCAGAAGTTTTAAAACTTAATATATTCTGATTTCCTTTTCTATATAAATACCCAATAGCGTCTGATTTATAAGCCGCTGAGGTTTTAATCTTACCAGTAAGATCTATATCCAAAGCGCTGAAATCTGAACCAGCTTTATCTAAGTTTACGTCCTTAACATGTCCTAACAATATAATATGATCAGCACAAGACTTAATCTCATTAACAGTTGATGAAAACGCGTCTCTTAACCATTTATAACCAGCTCCATTAGGTAGATTAAGAATACTATGTAATTCTTTCTTTCTAGGACCTGGACCAGTTATAATACCTTTAGGGTCTTTGGCTAACCAACCTTTACCCATAGGACTTCTATCATACAGAATATCAGCATATTCTACACACATTTCTTCAAGAGCTGTAATAGTATCAATAGCTATAAACTTATAAGGCTTATCAGCTTCTTTAATAGCTTTGATTACAGCAAATAATTCTTTTATAGAATTAGCTTGAATCTTCATAGCATCTACATATTTACTTCCTTTTTCTAAATCAATGATTAGACAATTAGGAAGAGCTGCAATAGCTGTTGTCTTTCCTACCTTAGGTTTAGAAAAAATTATAAGGTTTGTAGGATTGTCAGAATCAGCTTTTACAATTTCTGTCGGTAATTTAATTTCCATTATTCTATGCTATCTATTAATATATTTAACCATTCTTTATCACTAACAGGTTGTTTCCAAATAATAGCCGCGAAGTCCTTAATAGTCATTTGACTAATTAGTTCTTCTTTATTTGCGTCATTTGTTTTAGGTTTTAAAACAGTAGTGATATTAGATTTAAAATCGTTTACTTTGTCTTTATTAAATATTAATTCGTTATTTCTACTTACAACAATTAATTTTGAAGTAGGTATGAAATATTGTACAGCACTGGGAATAACATCATTGGATTTAATATATTTTTTCCATTCCGGATCATATTTCCATTTCCATAATGTACGCTGTGAATCTTCTATATCATACTTCTTACTTACAAATTCAGTATAAATATCTTTCTCGTTTCGTAATTCACTTGCGAAAAAGCTTATACAAATTTCACTATGATTGACCGGTTTATATGCTGTTCTAGGTATAAATAACGGATCAATACAATTCATCTTTCTAAAGATAGGCTCGTGATACGCTCTTAACTCCTGTATCCTCTTTCTTTTTTGACTTGTATCCATATTATTAATTCTTAATTTTAACGTCTCGAGGCGGAGGTGGAGTTTCTACAATAGACATCTTTTCAAACTCCGCTCTAAAGAAACTCATTCTTGTATCTCCATTTCTAACTTTTAAGAAATGAGCTACTAATACTCTGTCATCATCAATTATCCATCTTTCAGGACCATAAATTCTTATATTTTTAGCTCCCGGTCTATTAAACGCTACTACAATATCAGCATGTTGAAGTAAAGCATCTGAACCGAATATGTCCGAGTCTAAAATATAATTACCATGTTTACCGTCACCAGTTCTTTCAACACTATCTACGTTTCTATTAAGCTGGCTTAAAATAATAAAAATTACTGGGTACTTTCTTTTCAATCTAGTAAGTGCCTCTCCTAGATGATAAAGGGTATCCATCCTGTCATTTTCAAAATTAGTTTTCTTAAACAATAATGAATGATCTACAGTGATTATACCTGGCACATACTGTTTATCATTTCCTACTACTTTAGCGTGATATTCAAACCAAGCTTCTATAAACTGCTCAAACTCATTTACAGTACAAGGATTTTCAACTATTTCGATAGGATCATTAACCTTTTCTTTAGAGTATTCAATACACTTTTTAAAATCATCATCACTTATCTTATAATTATCAGCGCTACATACTTGTTTATAAGATTTAGATAATACAGAAGAATATTCTCTGATAGCACCAACTTTAGCTACCATTTCAAACTGAAATTCTAAAACTCTAAAATAGGTATGTTTATTTAAATTAAAAGCCTCACGAATAATCTGATCTTTAATCATAGTCTTACCCACAGCTGGGCGACCACCTATTACAATCATACTATGCCATTCAAATCCATCAACAGCTGAATCATTAAACCTTTGCCAAGGAGTTTTAATACTTTTAATTAATCCGTCTTTTCTTAATTTAATATAGTTTAAAGCGTTTTTATAAGCTTCTCGTTTGGTTATCCAAGGTAGTTTACTCTCTTCCATCGTTATCAGTTCTATTTATAGACAGGGAAACAAATTTATAAAATCTTGCGAAAATAACAATAACAAATTCAATAAATATATATTGAATAATGTTAATCTTAACAATTAAATTTCTTATTATCAAAAATACTATTACGCTTAATAGTATCGCAAATACAATCTTAAATAAGATTTTACCAAAATCAATCATACAACTTTTGTTTTAAAATAAGTATCCTCATCTCCATCTTTAATTAATTCACAATAATCAGCTAATAATGACTCTCTTATCTTTTCTTGAGTAGTTTTTATTATAAAATATTGAGAAGTTCTACATGACCTATAGTTTTCCGATTGTTGAACATTTAGATACTTTAAAGTAGCTTCGAATATAATATCCCAACTATAATCATAATCTTTAAAAAATTGAGAAAACGCATGTTTAAGTACCTTACTAGATACTCTAGCTGATTTACCACTAGGTAATACTCTATTAGGCCAATAAGATTTATACTTTTCTACTAAAGAATCGATATCAGGATCTAAAATCTGAGTAGGTACTTTTTTCTTAGGTTCTAATGTATTATCTATCTTTTTACAAAGATCTTTACCCTCATTGGTTACTTTATAATTAATATCTATGTAACCCTTTGTAACTAAACCATATAAGTCATTTTCAGAAACAACTATATAATCTATATCTAGTTTGTTAACCTTAGAATACAAACAGTAAAGCTGACTAATTGTTAGGTTAGTTTTTTTACAAAAATCAATTAGTTTTTTCATATGTTAAAATCTTTTTTGACAAAAAATTTGGAAATATTAGTAGTTATTGTTTAATTTTATACCCTAGTTATCAGTCACCATTTGTATTTGCTTATTTTAAGGGGGATCTTAATTGATCCCTCTTTCTTTTTACCAAACTATGGTATCTTTATTTAGTGATTTAAGTCTATTGTTAATTTTGTTAAATAAATCACCAGAATCCCAATTCTCTAGTTCCGCGTGAGCTGCTGAAGCGGGATGAGTACAACTTATTTTAAAGAAATTATCCGGTACTGTATCATAATATTCTTTGGCTTTATTACCCATAAAAACAAATATAGTATCATACATATCCATATTAAAGACTATTGTATCAATAAGATAAACTATAAAAGGTCTCCACAATAAATAATGACTACCTGGTTTTCTTTCATTAACAGTTAAAGCTGAGTTTAATAATAGAATACCTTGATCAGACCAACGTTTAAGATCCGGATTTCCATCATAATCATTTGAAACAGTTTTCTTTATCTCTTTAAACATATACTGTAAAGAAGGTTGTGGTTTACCTGTCATGCTACAACTATAAGCAAGACCGTCCGGAACACCTATATAAGGGTAGGGATCTTGTCCAATCATAATAATACGAGTTTTATCGTAAGGACAATACTCAAAAGCATTGAATACATCTTTTAAAGCTGGAACAAAGCGTTTACCTTCTTCTTTATCTTCAATAAGCTTTTGTATAATAATATCCATATCGGCACTCAGTATAAATCCTTTAAGTCTATTGCCCCAACCGGAAGAAACTAACTTATTATATACTTTAGATTTAATTTCTTCTATTTTTAGACTATGGTCTTTTGTGTTATCGTTCATTTTATATAAATTTGTTTAAAATAATTAATTAATGGAAAATCAAAATAATAAACAGGTATTTGATGCGGTTGATCCAGAAGCTATGATAAATATCAATATACCAGGATACATGTTTATGAGAATTAACCAACTAATGTTTTCAGGATTAGGTATAACTAAAGCTGAAGAACTTATAGAACTAACTAATAAGGTTCGCGAAAATAATATAAATAAAGAAAACTCAAAAGAATATCACTTTGAAACTTTATTATACATAAACGCTTTAATTTCTGAAGAAGCTAAAAAGCAAAACAAAACAAAACCTTTTGAGTTAGATATGAACGCTCCTCTTAATAAAGATTAAGGTTTAAGAACTCTCCTATTTCTATAGCTGTTTTAATAGCTCTACTTAATTCTTCTTTAGAACAGTCTCTAAAAGATTTTAATTCTCCTTCAGGGGTAATTAATCCTGCTTGTATTTTTATATCCTCTTTAGCTTTAACAAAAGTATCACCGGTTTCTTCAGATATTAATCTAGCACACAAGTGTACTTTAGCTATTTGGGAATAAGTTTTACTTTCACCAACAACTTCAATAGTTTGTTCAACAACTGTTCCTTCCGCTAAACCTCTAAAAAAAGATTGTTCTTTAAAGGTTTCCGTATCATTTACCGATACAAGTACACCATCTCTAAATACTTTCTTAATAGTTATCAGCATATTCTTATGTTTTTTGTTTACATAAATTATCTACAAACTCATTCCAAATATTACCGTTATGCCCTTTAACCCATCTACATTCTATTATCATATTACGGTTTAAACTAAGTAACTTCTTCCATAAGGGTATATTAGCTACTGTTTTACCTTTAGAATTTTTCCAATCGTTTTTTAACCACCTATGAACCCATAACGTAAGACCTTGTTGTACGTATTGACTATCTGTATAGACTATGACTTTATAATCCGGATACTTTTTCTTACAATAAGTTAAACCCTTTATTATAGCGGTTAACTCCATTATATTACTAGTAGCATCATCAAATTTAAAAGTGGCAAATCTACCCAATACATCTTTATTTACAACAGCATAAGCACATACACCAGGTCCGGGATTAGTAGGGGCACAACCTCCGTCTGTATATAATTCAATTACTTTCATTATCTATTCAATTTTAGCTGTAAGATTACTATCTATAAGCTTTTTACATATAGGTTTTAATTTATTATAAGAACCTTGTTTAACAGCACATTTACCTTTATTGTGAACAATATCAGCACATTGACCAGCTTGCATATAGGTATGACTACAATAGTTCATAAGACAAGTTATAACCCAATCAAACGTATTATAATCATCATTATATAAAATAATGTTATAATTATTTTCCTGATTTTCGCTTTGTAGGTTTTCGTTTAACTGTTGTTTTTCTAGTTGTTCTATCATTTTCTGAACATTTTTGACAAGGTTTTAATTCTTTAGATATAAAGTTTATAATATCTGTATACTCTTCTAATGATAAAGCTATTGAATTATCCAATATAATATCAAGAATTTGTGATTGATCACATTTATTACAAAGGGGTCTAACCTTAGGTAAAATCTTGTCTATTAGGATATCTCTACTTAATATTGATGTATTCATGATCTAATTTTATTATTTTATCTTCATCAAAATCCGAAAGAGCTTTGTTTAACCACTCTTCATCTACAGTATCTACATAACATAAAACATGTACAATAGCTACCTGATTAACAGGAAGTCTCAGAGTTCGACCCAGTCTTTGAGCAAATTTACGTTCATTACCATATGAATGTAATATAATAGATTGTTTTAGATCTGGTACGTTAACACCTTCATTTAATTGAAGTACACAAGATAACTTATTGATTTGACCGGACTTAAACATTTCTAAATTTTCTTCAGAGCTAGAGTTTTTACTGTGATAACTATAAGAACATAACGAATCAGCTTGTTCTGTAGTATTAGCAAAGATAAGACATTTATCTTGTATACTATTAAATAAAGACTTAGCGTATACTTCTTTTGATTTATAGGATTGTAAGTTCTTCATTCTCATTATCCTAGTAAATTTCATATCCGCCGGGGTAGTAGCATCATATATCCTTTGACAACTGTATTTATAATTATCATATTCAGATACATAAAATGTTTTACCGTTTTTCATTTTAATAGGTATATTCTTAGCTGCATCAAGTTTAATATAATGAACGTATATCTTGTAATTGTTTAAAATAGCATCCATTATAGCCGTATCCACAATATATTCATAAACTACAGGACAAAAGGAATCTACCATTCGTTTCTTATCCCCCATTCTAGGAGGAGTTCCGGTTAACCCTAAAATAGGCCCATCATATTTGTTTAAAAAGATAGCATTTTTAACAGTCATAGAATGACACTCATCTAAATAAAACTTAGTATAATCTAAAGAGTTCTTATCTAATGATACATAAGTTGAAAACGTTATCCTATCTAATAAATGTTCTAATCCTAATCTATGAGCTTCAGCTTTCCAAGTATCAAAAATTGATTTCTTTGGAGCTATTACTAGAAATTGTCCGGTTGGATAGTTAAGCATATCATATAAACCTATGAGTGTTTTACCAACACCCATTGAAATTCCAACACTACATCGTTTGTAGTTTTTAATTTTTTTTAACGCTTCTTCTTGTATATCATCCTTGTTCATACTATTTCTTTTTAAATTGTTCAAATAATTCTTCTGTTGTATAATACCTCATATCTAAACCAATCCAATTATTTTTAGATGTGGTTTGAAAATCTTTAATTCTGATCCATTCAGCAAATTCAATAGCCTCACTATACATTCTTTCAGCTTGGTATTTAGCCATTTCAACCATTAATTCTTGAACTTTTATAACTCCAATAGATTGTCCTATTGATTTTATTCCATATTGAGTTAATATTCTATGAGCTGCTTCTTCAAGTGTTTCTTGTTTAGGTTCTTCTTTTGGAATGATGATTTTGTATTTAAAAACACCATTTTGTAGTTTTAATTCAAATATTTCTTGCATTGTATACGCATCTGTAAGAACTTCAACACTCTCACAATTTGGATTCTTCATAAACCATTCTAAAAACTCATTATCAATAGCTTGTACACCATCTAATGATTGGTCTGTTGTTAGGATGATTTTTTTAAATCCTTCATCTCCTGAACTGTCAATATAGTCAAGAGTTTCTTTAGTAGTTTTTTTTGCTTCGTTTTCGTATATATGCCAATCTCCTTCTTTAATTTCTTCTGAATTAGTGATGTAAATGTTTTGATTAATATGAGTTTGATTAGTGGCAAATGGACTATGCTCTTTTAACATTAAGACAAAAGGTTTATCATTTCTCACTAATAACCTACTTGGTTTATCTGTTGGTAATACGTGTATGTTTTTCATGTTATTTTGTTTTTAGTCGTGTAATTTAGTTAGTTTAAAATATCCAATCAGATACATGATTAGCATTCCAATACTTGGCGCACTTCTAATGATTTCAAAACCATTTAAGATAATAAACCACAAAAGACCTAGCCAAAAGGGATAATACTTTTTTATCTTTTCCATCTTATTTGTTTTTTACAATTTCTATTAGTTTGTTTAAACAAGCAAGTTCTGCTTCTTCGTAGGTTTTAAAATGTAAACTACTATCTTTTGAATATGAATGAGAATCATCTACTATGTTTTGTTCATCATCACAAATGTAAAATGCAAATAAACTTTTATCTTCATATCCATTTGCAGGTTCTATAAATCCTAACAATACATATTTCTTTCTAAACCATCTTAAAACCAAAGCTTGTTCTGAAACTCTTTCAGCACTATTTAATGGTAAATCATCTAATTCTTCTATTGTAGTAGCAGAATAATGTATATAACCAAGTTTATTTAATTCTTTAAATATTTTCATTATTACCCAAGTTTTAAAATTTTAGCTATTTGTATAATGTCGTCATGCTTAATTTCTTTACAACCTACTTTAAGTCCATTAGGTTTACAATCCCAAGTTGACTCTATATCAGAAGAAAATTGTTTTAACACACTTACACCATGAAATTCTTTTTGATATTCTAAATACTTAGTAATATTTTTATGAATACAAATCAAATCTTTCCAGACGTTTACAAAATAATAACATTTATATTGTCCTATAAGTATTTGACCGTCACAAAAAGAATGTAAATCATAATAAGTTATTTCATCTTTAGTAGCTAATCTTTTCCAAGTATTAGGATTATTATTAACAGCTTCTATTGAAGCATAATTAGGTCTCCATTCTTTTTGATAATCATTTTTATAAACAACAGTAGTATAAGCTTTCTTTTCTCCTTCATGCCAAACCCAATCACCTACTTTAAAATTATTCATAGGTGTTTCTATTACTTCAAACCAATCAGATAATTCTATATCTAAATGGTCTTCTTTATATTTACCATTTAAATAATCAGCTAAAAATTTATCAGAATTATGAGTATTAATAAGGTAAGAATATTTAATTCTAAATGCTTCTGGAGATAAAATAGTATATGCTTTATCAAAAGGAGTATCTTTTAATATTTTTATATTATATTGAAACATTTCTATTTATTTTATTAAAGTTAATGGGTAAGCGTTTAGAACAGCATCTTCTACTTCTTCATAAGTTGCTATATCGCTACTAGAACCTAGACAAGGTATGCTTTCTAAGGCCTCTTTCAATGCTGCTTCTACATGAAGTTTAGCAAATTCAATTAGCATTTCTTCTATATCCACATGAGAATCATGATTGTTTTCTTCAATGTAGTTTTGATAAAATGCTTTTGCTGTTGGTATCATAGTTATTTTGTGTTAGTGGTTAGTAGTTTCGTTTAAAATTATTACATAGTTATTGTCTATCTTGTGGGCTATTCTACCTACTTCTATTAGTTCTTTCATGGGTACGCTGGTTGTTTTGAATTTTCCATATTGACCTATGATTTATAAGTTTTAAAAATTACCATACTATAGAAACCTGAGCTTCATTAACCATAAAATATAAAGTCTCGTCGATTTCTACTATTTCACTATGTTCTAAAGATGTTCCTAGATATACAAAATCTCCTTTCTTTATAGTAGTACAATCAGATCCTACCTCGAATACTTCTAAACGGGTATATCTTTTAATAAATTCTTTATCTAAAGCTTCTCTAGCTTCATCAGATAGTTCAATAACAGAAACCGGTCTTTCAGGTTTCTTAATTAAAAGTCTTTTTCCTAATAGTTGCATAATTTATTTATTTATTGATTAATTAATATTTAACAATTTTTAAATGTTTTATTAAAATATTCGTCTGCCGAAATATGATTATAACCTGTTGGGCTTACTCCAAAACACACACCTTCACTAAAACCTTTCCTGTAAGCATCAATAATCTGTTGTTTTTCCATTTCTTTGGCTTCTTGAATAATGTCCATTATCCCTTCGTGTTGATCTTTAGGTATTAATTGGTCTATTAACCATTCTACTGCTGTTTTATTCATGGTTGTTTGTTTTTAAGTTAATCATTCTGAAAGAAGGGCAGCCGATAACAGCACATACACGCTATTTTCCCTCCCTCAATCTAACGCTCACAGCGTGTATCTGCCAACCGTTATAAGTAATAAAACAAAAATTATTCTTTTATTAATTCTTCTAATTCTTCAATTGAATCACCACTTGCTTCTCCACCTTTTCTACATTTTCCACCAGAATAAGTACCATCAATTTCCACAC